ATAATATTAGAAATTTAGCGTTAACTTTAATTAATAAATTTATAAATTAGGTTGATTACATTTTGTTAATTAGTGGTAATATCGGGGTGACATTTGCGTCGCCCCTTTTTTATTTAAGCATTTAGTAAACCTATTTTTTCTATATAATCACCAACCGCCCTAGCATGGCATAAAGCTATATTTTTTTGAAAGTCTGTATCAAACATTAATTTAGCATCATGATAATTCGTAAAAAATCCATTTTCAGATAAAACCGCAGGCATATTAGTTTGAGTTAAAACATGAAATCTAGCTTCTTTATCGTGATCCCCATCGGTTAAATCAGCCCTAAAAATCCAATTTGGAAATTTTGATTTTACCTCCTTAAATAAAAATTCTGCATAAATATCGGATTTGGTTTGTCCTGGCGATGTAAACACCTCCCACCCTCTAGCACTTTTGTTTTCCGCTGCATTCCCGTGAACGCTTAAATACAAAGATGCCTTATAATTTTTAGCCGCAAAGTTTGCCTTGTTTACCCTTTTAGTTAGTGATGTGTCTAATATTTCATCATAAACCTTCATAGTTACAAAGCCCCAATCATTCAAATATTGTTCAATATATTGCACAACGGCACGATTAAAAACACCTTCAAAAAACCATCCATAGGAATGAAAGGCGCTATTATTGTGTTGCGCACATTTAGCAGGATAGGTTGTATAACCATTAGGTAATTTTACTTTAGGATTAATACCACCATGACCAGCATCTAAGAAAATACAAAATTCATTTTTATTCATAATTTACAATTTTAAAGGGAGGCATAAATCAATATACCTCCCTGAAGCCGCATAAGGTAGCGAATCGTCTGCGCCTATAATTTAAAACCGATGAGTGCAAAAGCCGCACCAACGATTGATAATTTTGGAGGTAATTTTACTTCTATCTCCTTCCCGGCACATTCGCGGCTTGTTTCTTTAATCTTATCCCAAATGATTTGAGCCAGTTGGACGTATTCACGCCAAGTAAATTTTACTTTGTTGCCTTCAAGATGAACATTGATTTCACTTGCAAGCTCCGCAAAGTTCATTGAGTAACAAGCTACATCGCCTAAAGGTGATTTAATTGTATCAGCACTTTTTAAGGCATCTTTTAAATTAGTCTGCATATTATTTATTTTAACGATTAAAAAAACGCGTGATTAAAACGCCAAGATTTACGCCCGTGATGCGTTTTATATTTTCTGAAATAGAATACAATTCCACCGTTGCAATTAAAAACGCTGCCATGTACGTAATGTTGAATGGAAGGCTAAAAGTATTTCTTGCACCTTCGAAAATAAGAATAGCACAAAAATACACTATTATTTTTTCTATGGTTCGGTATAGTCCACGGCTATTTATCTTTTGTCCTTCCTTCTTTGCCGCAATGATTCCCGTAGCCATGTCAGCAAAAACAACGAAAACCGTAAATATTAAAAATCCTTTAATCGGAACGAAGAAGGAAAATATCCAACCGCAACAAATTGCGTACGTTATTTTCTCCCATCCAAGGTGCAAAAGGTTGATTAAGGTTGCTTTCATTATTCAAGTTTTATTAGCCTAACATCACCGTCAACGGTTGCAAATTTGCCGTCAGCATATTTATACAAGTCGTATTTAACGGAGTTAAAGGTAAAGGATATTTGATTGGTAAATGTGGCTAAAAGTAAGTTGGTTGAAATCGTGTACACCTTGCCATTGTCTGGGTTGAAGATTAAACGCTTGTTATTGTTTAACTCAATAACACCATCAATAATTTCACCGTTAAAATTTAACTTCCAGTCTCCCAAAAACTTTGCCGTGTCTCTTTGAGCCGTTGTAAAATACACAGGCTTACCGCTTATTTGAACGTGCAAATCATTGTAGTAATTAATCCTTTGCACCGCTTTACCCTTTGTAATCAAAGGCTTTGCATGAATGGCTAACGTGTTACTTTGCCGTTCAGCATCTGTGACAAGGCTTTGAATGGCAGTTGCAGAATCGCCTAATATTTGCTTTGAGCCTGTAACAGTTGAATCCGACAAGGTAGTCTGCTGAATAATGTAATAAATGTTGCCTTGCTTTTGAATGTAAACAGTATCCTTTACGACATCTTGCGCAAAGGAAAACAAGGGAAGGAATAAAAATAGGTATCTCATTTTATTTATTTTCGAGGATTAATAATCTTTGTTCAAGGGCTTTGATGAGCAGATTTTGTTCTTGGATGGCTTTGGTGAGTGTTGCAGTAATTGCCCTATAATCAAGTTGTAAATCGCCTGTGCCTGTTGATGACACCGCGTTTGGTATAATGTCGAAAACATCTTGAGCAATAAAACCTACTTCTTTTACATCGCTATCAATTTTTCTATTAGTATCATTATACAAAAATGTAACAGGATTTAAAAGTAATATTTCATTTAATCCAAAAGGACTATTTTCTATTGTATTTTTTAAATTCATGTCAGATGTTGCGGCTTGTAAAACACCATTAGCATCTGCTCCTATATCGCCTATTCCATTCATTGCCGTAATCCTTGCATTGCCGACAACGTGGAGTTTTTGAGTAGGTGTAGGTTGATTTATTCCTAAATTACCACTTGAATTTATTGTCATTACTTCTGTAAAAGTAATATTGTCACCTGCTGTTCCAGATGGCGCAGTAAACCAAGTATGTTTTCCAGCATTTTGCTCATATTGAGTCGAATGCCCTGTATTTATATAAATATAATTTCCACTTGAATTAATAAACGCATTATTCATTAATCCAGCCCTTCTATCTGAAGATGACACATCAAGCCCATATACAGAACCAGATGCAGCAAATTGAATTGCTTTTGTCCCAAAGTTAGTGTACCACGCACTCGGTGTAACTCCTAAACCTAAATTTCCAGTAGCAGTTAAACGCATTTTTTCTGTTCCATTTGTTGAAAAACCTAAAGATGTACTTGTTGGAGCAAACATTCCTGTTCCACTTACACTTGAACTTGTTGGGTCAAATCTTGTACCTGTAACCGTGCTACTAAACGTCTTTGCTCCTCCTACCGTTTGTGTCGTCGTTAAATCTACAAAGTTTTGCGTTGCGCTTCCCGTGCCACCATTTGCCAAAGGTAAAACACCCGTTAATCCTGATGAGATAGAACCACCAACACGCAGCCACGCATTACTCGTTGCCTTTTTATAATGCCAAATTATATTGGTAGTCGTATCAAGAACCATGTAAGCCATTGTGTCAATGGAAGGCTTTCGCAGGGTGTCAGTTGCAGCCACGCCTCGATATATAAGCCCATCGGCAGTGGTCTGTTCTCCGAGTGTTATTTTTTGATTGCCATTGCTCGGATACTGTGCCCATGCAAGGCAAGGCAAAAGGATAAGGAAAAGGGGAAGGAGTTGTTTCATGTTTATTATTTTATTGCTAACCAAAAGATGCCAACTGAAATATTATTTAAAGGATTGCCAGTTACTGAATCATACACGGTAAAAAATAAATCACTTGCCGTTATATCGTGACATACTACTATATAGCTATTTTGTTGCGCTAAAGTAGCAATAACTTGACTTGGCTCATAACTTAAACCATGAGCCACGCTTATAATTCCAACAGACGAAGTATTTTGAGTTACACCACCCGCTTTCATTAACCCCGTTTGCGCCACCGTTGTAACCGTGCCAACCACATTACTTCCATCTTTGCCAAGTAAACTTGTAGGCGTTGCCGTAGTGGTGGAAAGCGTAAGGGCTCCCGAAATTGTGCCGCCTGAACTATTGTATTTTGCATTTATACGATTACTCAGGTTAACCGTGTCAAGGTTAGTCATAACATTGTTTCCATTTTCGGTTATTGCGCCTGTCACCGCAAGGGTACTTGACAAAGTGGCTGCGCCTGTGACGCCAAATGTACCGCTAACAGATAAAGTAGATAATGGCAAGGTGTCGTTTATTCCTACGTTACCATTATTATTAATAGTCATTCTCGCATACGATAAACTTGCATTTGTTCCACTTAAAAAAGATGGTACATTTAAAAAATGTATTTTTCCAGACGCATCACCTATGCCATAATCTGTTCTTTGAAAAACAATTGCGCTTTTTCTATAAGCAAAATCTGCTTCCCTATAACCAAAATGAATGCCAGACCATTGACCTGTACCTAAATTAGTTACTCCAACCGAAACAAAATCATTTACATTTGAAAATACTTCAAATGGTTTGTAAGCAAAAGGAAAACCTATTGCAACGTTTCCTGAAAAAATTGCACTTGTTCCCGTCAACCCTCCAGTCAATGTTCCCCCTGTTAATTTTAAATAGGTTGAATCAGCTAAGCCCGTGCGAAGGTAACTTGAATTGTCATACGTTATATTTGTTCCCGATGCCTTGACAAAGCCTGTGCCGTTTAATGTGTTTTGCTTTGCTGCAAATCTGGAAGTTAGATTAAGACTTAAAGTATCTGACTGTGTAAATAAAAATGTGGTATCAGCTTGTAATGCGCCACCTAAAGTTATATTTAATCCATTGCCTAAAGTAAATTTACCTACAGAGTTAACATTGCCTGTTGTGTTAATACCTAAAATTTGAGTAGGTATAGAAGAGGTAGTATTTAAAGTAAACACAGAATCAATAGTAACTCTATTTTTAAAAACCTTGCTTCCGCCAAATAATTGAGAACTTGTATTTACTATTCCGCTTTGAGTTTCCGAAGCAGATAAAATAGATAATGTCCTATTTTCCGTTAAATTACCTCCTCCTTGTAATGGCGCGGTTGTTGCTATAGTAATTGTACTATTTGCTGGGGTAAATCCTAAAGCGGCTTGTTTGCTATTAAAAGTTGTCCAATCGGTTGAAGTCAAATACCCATTTCTTGCGCTTGTGGCACTTAATAATTCTATGGTTGGAGTAGTAATTGTATTTGAAATAGATAAAGGATTTCCACTTGTTCCAGAAACCGTAACACTTGTAACAGTTCCTGCTCCTATGGCACTGCGAAACGAAGTTGCAGATAATGCCGAAACACTGTTATCCGCGTTAAACTGTGGAAAGGTAATGGCAGAAGGATTAGTCAAAGTAAACATTGATTGTCCTATAGTTGTACCTCCTAAACTTGTTCGACCTGTAGATGCAACTAAACCCGTACTACCTCCGTCCCATTTTAGTCTATCTGTAAATGCCGTATTCCAATTACTTGAATTATTGGGAATCGATGACGCCCAAGTTGAGCCTGTTGAAAGTGCTATACCTGCATCTGGATAAACAGGAATTGGAAACACACCTGTAT